CGTCTCTCGCACCCTGTACGAAACCTGGAGGTCGACCGATGGTGCCGACCGGAAGAACCCCGAAACCGCCTGAGCAGCGCCGAAACCGGGCCAAGAAGGTGGTTGAGGAAGTCAAGCTCGATGTGCAGGTCGAGCCGGCTGCGCCGCCGAAGCTGCCTCCCGGCAAGTGGCATCCGAATGTGCGCCGCTGGTGGGGGGCGTGGGTGTCGACGCCGGCTGCGGTGCTGTTCTGTGGCACCGAGTGGGAACGGCTGCTGCGCGCGTTGCCGGTCGCCCAGGCCTATTGGGTGGCTGTTGATCTTGGTGAACCGGGCCCGATCTTTGCTGCGCACAAGGCGCTGCTCGAGGCCGAGAAAGGTTTGCCTGCCACCGACTATGAACGCCGTCGTGCCGGTGTCCACGTGAAGCATGTGGCACCTGAGCCGGTGTCATCGGCTGCGGAACGTCGTGAACGTATCCGGTTGGCGTGACGAAGCAGTGGCGCAAACCAGCGTACGAGGGCGAGTATCCGACGCTCGGCTGGCTGGTTGTTGATTGGATCGAGAACTATCTGCGGATCCCTGCTGGCGACGGCACCGGTCAGCCGTTGCGGTTGACTGATGAGCAGGTGCGGTTCATCTGTGCCGCTCACCGCATTCATCCGATCTCGGGCAAATGGTTCTATCGCCGCAGCGTGTTGCGTAGGGCGAAGGGTTGGGGCAAGTCCCCGATCGTGGGCGCTGTTGCTTTGTCGCATCTGGCTGGCCCGGTCGTGTTCGACGGTTGGGACGCTCACGGTGAGCCGGTCGGTCGTCAGCATCCGTCGCCGTGGGTGCAGGTCGCTGCGACCGCTGAGGATCAGACGGACAACACGTGGGCGCCGGTGATGGCGATGATCGCCGAATCATCAGCCGACGAGCTCGGTCTCGATGTCGGCCTGACCCGCATCTTCTTGAAGGGTCGCCCCGGACGCATGGAGCCGGTGACTGCGAAAGCGCCAAGCAAAGAGGGCACACCGGTCACGTTCTGTGTTATGGACGAAACCCACCTGTGGCTACCGGGTAACGGTGGGCAGAAACTTGCGGCAACACTGAGACGCAACGTCGGCAAGACCGCCGGCATCACGATCGAAACCACCAACGCCCATCGTCCTGGCGAGTCATCTGTTGCGGAGGATTCGTGGGAGGCTGCGCAGCGGGGGACCGCTGACGTCTACTACGACTCGCTCGAAGGCCCTGATCTTGACGACCTCGAGAACCGTGAACGTCTGATCACCTCACTTGAGGTTGCTTACGGCAACTCAACTTGGGTTGATCTGGAACGGATCGCCGCCGAATGTGTCGACCCGGCCACCGACCCAATCGACGCCCGCCGGTTCTACCTCAACCAGCTCGTCGCCTCCGAAGTTGACGCTGTCGAACTCGCACTGTGGGATGCGGTCGCGAAACCGGGCACTGTCCTGCAACCAGGCGACCGGATCACGCTCGGCTTCGACGGTTCCGACGGTGGCGACTCGACCGCCTTGGTCGCGTTCCGACACGACGATCGTTGCCTGTTCGTGCTCGGCCTGTGGGAACGCCCCGATAGCGTGAAACGTGCCGACTGGGATCTGCCTCGTTCGGTGATCCGTTCCACGGTCGCTGATGCGTTTGACCGGTTCCGGGTGGCGCGCATGTTCTGCGACCCGCCCTACTGGCAGTCTGATATTGACGAATGGAAGTCGTCGTTCGGCGATGTCGTTGTCCGGTGGCCGACCTATTCGGACACCAAGATCACCGAAGCGACCGCCCGGTTTGATGCGCTGCTTCGTGCCGGCGAACTTGCCCACACCGGCGACGCCGATCTGCGCCGCCATGTTGCTGCAGCGTTGCGTCAACGCTGCCGGCAGGGTTGGCGCCCGGCGAAGAAAGATGCGCGCAAGATCGACTTGTTGGTCGCTGCGCTTGGTGCTGTTCACGCTCACGGCGACGCCGTGGCGCAAGGTCTGTTGAGTGACGCAGGCCCACTCGTGTTCGCCTACTAGGAGGGCCATGCGCAACATGCTTTCGACCCTCGCCGAGATTGCGGGCATGGGGGCTATCACTGTCGGCGTCGCTTTGTATTCGATCCCTGCAGCGTTCATCACTGCCGGTGTCGCTTTGATCGCTGTCGGTTACGGAGTTGACCTGTGAGCCTGTTCCGTCGCCGCGAAACCGCGCAACCAGAAGAACGCGCGCAACGCCTGACGATCTCCGGATCGAACGGGTACGGCTGGCTGTATTCGACCGGCGATTTCGCCGGCCATGAGGCGTTGCGGTCTGTTGCCCACTGGGCCTGCATCCGGGTGTTGTGCACCTCGATGGCGTCGCTTCCGGTGATGCAGATCTCAGAGTCCGGTGGTGTTCGCCGACGCATGAACCCGTCGCTGGTGGTTCGTCGCCCTGCGCCGTCGGTGTCACAGTCCGGGTTCGTCTATCAGGTGATGGCGTCCTGGTTGGAGTCTGGTAACGCGTACGCCGACATCTTGTCGTTCGATTCGCGTGGTCTGCCACAGCAGCTCGAGACGATCGATCCGCAGCATGTGTCGTGGATGCGTCGAGACGGCAAATGGGTGCCGATGGTTCACGGTGTCGAACGGCGCATCTACCCGCTCGGGGATCTGTGGCATCAGCCGGCGTTTCTGCGAGCCGGGTCTCCGGTCGGCTTGTCACCGTCGGAGTACGCCGCCCAGTCGATCCGCACCAGCATCGAAGCGGAACGGTTCGGTGGCGACTTCTTCCAGCAGGGCGCGCACCCGACGTCGGTCATCAGGTCGAAGCAGGCGCTCAACGAGCAGCAGGCCGAACAGATCAAAGCGACCGCCCGCCGGCTGATCGGGTCTCGGGAACCAGCAGTGTTCGGTGCCGATCTTGAATGGTCCCCGATCCAGGTGAACCCGGCCGATTCACAGTTCCTTGACCTGTTGCGGTTTGAGGTTGAGCAGGCTGCCCGTGTCTACGGGGTGCCGCCTTCGATGGTGTATGGCGCAGTGTCGGGCCAGTCGGTCACGTATGCGAACGCCAGCCAGGACGACTTGTCGTTCTTGAAGCACAGCCTCCGGTATTGGGTGTCGATGCTGCAGGAAGCATGGTCCGAGTTCCTGCTAGCCCCACAGGTTGTCCGGTTCAACGTCGATGCGATCTTGCAGATGACGACGATGGAACGCACACAGATCCACAAGATGCGGTTGGAGACCAAGACCCGCACCGTGAACGAGGTCCGTGTGCTTGAGGACGAAGCACCGTTCGACGACCCGATCTATGACGAGCCCGGCATCCCTGACACACCGGATGTGCCTGATGCCGAAGACATTGCGGTGCCGGGGGAGGACCGCCCTGACATGATGCAAGGAGTCGATGCCAATGATTGAGCTCGACGAAACCACCCCTGATGTCGCTGACATCCCTCGCGACAACCTGACCCGTTCGGTCGAGTTCCGTGCGGAGAACTCCGACGGCCTCACCCTCGAAGGCTATGCAGCGGTGTTCGATCAGACGACCGAGATCAACTCGTGGGAAGGCAACTTCCAAGAGCGGATCGCCAAAGGCGCGTTCGCCAAAACGATCCGTGAGAACAAGCCAATCTTGCAGTTCGATCATGGCGCCCACCCGCTGATCGGGTCGATGCCGCTCGGCACGATCAAGACGATCCGCGAGGACGACCACGGCCTGTTCATCCGGGCCCGCCTGTCAGACAACTGGCTGGTGGAGCCGGTACGGGACGCGATCCGTGACGGTGCGATCACCGGCATGTCGTTCCGGTTCAAGGTGATCAACGACACCTGGCAGCAACGTAACCCGCTGCCGTTGCGCACCATCACCGAAGTCGCCTTGTACGAAGCGGGGCCTGTCGTGTTCCCCGCGTACAGCCAAACATCTGTCGGTGTCCGCAGCCGGGCTTTGCTCACTGCGCTCGCCGACCCTGACGTCCGGGCAGAACTTGCTCGGGCGTTACTCACCGGCACGATGCCAGAAGAAGACATCGCCGCCGCACTCGCCGACGAGCCGACTCCTGCAGGTCACTCGGAGCAGCAACACACAGGCATCCACCCCTCGGTTGCCCGTGCCCGAATCCAGGCCCTCTTGGGCCGCTGACTCCACAGGAGAAACCAAATGACACCCAAGGACATCGTGGGTAAGGCGATCGAAGCCTTGCTCGCCCGTCACGACCACATCAAGGCGCAGCTCGAGGCGCTCCCCGTTGCGGCAGAGACCGAGTCTCGTGGCCTCAACCCGGACGAGGAAGCAGCTCTCGATCAGCTGCTCGCCGAAGCCAAGAGCATCAGCGCCGACCTGAAGGCGCACGAGGACCGCTACGCCGAGCTCGAGGCCATCGAGGCCCGTGCAGCCGCCGCAGCAGCCCGCCCGTCGCTCACCTTCATCAAGCCGGCCGAGAAGGCTGACGTCACCTCGATCCGTTCGATGAGCCTCACGCAGCTCACCGATGTGGTGCGCCGCAAGGCCGAGGAGCGCGACATCGACCCGACTCACGCCGCTCGCCTGTTCAAGCGTCACGGCGCCGACCTCGACTGGGCCCGCAACCTCGCAGCCCGCTCGACCGACGTCTACGAGCGCGCCTGGCTCAAGGTGATGACCGGCAACGCCAACTACCTCACCGAGGAGGAGCGCACCGCTGTCGCAGTGGGAACCTCCACTCAGGGCGGCCTGTTGGTGCCGACGCACCTCGATCCGACCGTGATCCTCACGAACACCGGTTCGGCGAACGCGATCCGTCGCGTCAGCCGTGTCGTGACCCTCACCGTCGGCAACACCTGGAACGGTGTGTCGTCGGCTGGTGTGTCGGCATCGTGGGACGCAGAACTGGCCGAGGTGTCCGACGACTCCCCGACCCCGTTCACGAAGCCGAGCATCGCGACCTACAAGGCGCAGGCATTCGTGCAGGCGTCGGTCGAGGCGCTTGAGGACATCGCATCGCTCGGTGCCGACGTCCTCAACATGTTCGCCGACGCTCGTGACCGCCTCGAGGGTGCAGCCCACTGCACCGGTTCGGGTTCGGGTCAGCCGACCGGCATCTTCACCGCGATCACCGGCACCCAGTCGGTGACCTCGACCACCGCCGCCACCATCGGCCTGGTCGACCTGCTCGCTCTGAAGCGCAAGCCCGGCATCCGTTGGCGCAACAACGGCACGTTCGTCATGAACGCCGTGTACGGCGACGCGATCCGTCAGCTCGGCACTACCCTCGGCGCCTCGTTCACGGTCGACGCCAACGCTGCAAACACCGAGCTGCTGCTCGGCCGTCCGGTCATCGAGACCGACGACGCCCCGACCACGCAGACCACGACGGCGAAGGATCCCGAGGTGATCTTCGGTGACTTCTCCAACTACGTCCTCGTGGACAAGCCCGGTTCGCTGGCAGTGCAGTACGTGCCGGTCCTGTTCAACACCGCAAACAACCTCCCCGACGGACGGATCGGCTGGTACGCCCACTGGCGTCACGGTGCCGACTCGGTCGCCGACGAGGCGTTCGCGGTGCTGCTCGACAAGACCAGCGCCTGACCTTCGGGTCACCAAGTCGGGAGGGCCGCCGTTCGGCAGGGTGCGGCGGCCCTCCCAACCCTGTTGCTTCACCCCTGCACCAAGGAGCCCTGTCATGCCTACCGTGCGCGTACGCCCCGATGTCACCAGCGTCGTGTTCACCCCGACCGGCGAACCGATCGCACTCAAACCGAACACCGCGTTCGACGCCGACGACTGGGTGGTCAAAGCGCACCCGTGGGCGTTCCAAACCGACGCCGATGCTGCACCGGTCAAACGTCGCCAGTCGATCAAGATCGAGCAGGCGACCGCCGAACCGGGTGAGCTGCGGTGAGCCGCAAACAACGCCGGCGCACCGACCGGGTCACGGTCGCTTTCCTGCACCCCGGCAAGTACAACGCCAACTTCGCAGAGTCACTCAAGGATCTGCTGTTCCACGACGTTGCCGCCAACCAGCGGATCGTGTCGCACCCGCACGGCCAGCTCGGCAAACAATGCTCATCAGGCGGGATCGTTGACGGCCGCAACAAAGTGGTCGCAGCGTTCCTCGATGAGACCGACATCGACTGGCTGTTCTGGGTCGACTCCGACATGGGGTTCGCACCCGACACCGTCGACCGGCTCCTCGAGGCTGCCGACCCGAAAGAACGACCGATCGTCGGCGGGCTCTGTTTCGCAGCGATGACGACCGGCGCCTCATCGTTCCACGGCATCCGCTACGGCACCTGCCCGACGTTGTACGACTTCGTCGACAAAGGTGTCGAAGGCAAAGTCGGGTTCACCGCTCGACTTGTCTATCCCGACAACGAGGTCGTCCCGGTCGCCGGTACCGGCTCGGCCTGCATCCTGATCGCCCGCCAGGTACTTGTCGACATCAGAGACAAGTACGGCGACAACTGGTACACCCCGATCACACACCCGACCGGGCCGACGACGTTCTCTGAGGATCTGTCGTTCTGTGTCCGGGCCGCTGCCTGCGATCATCAGACGTTCGTCCACACGGGCATCAAGACCTGCCACGACAAAGGCTTCGTCTTCTTGGACGAAGAATATTTCGTGATGCAGGAGATCGCTGCCGGGCGTCGCAGCGCACCGTGACGCTCGGCCCTGACGCAGTCCGCTACATCCACCTGGCCTGCGGGACCAAGGTGCCTCGCCCGTTCTGCTGGCGTTGGCTGCTCCCAAAACTGTGCGGACCCGAACTGACCGCTTGGCGTCTCGTGCGCAACCTGTCCTGGCTTGTGCTTGCTGGCGCAACCTTCTGGTGGGCGCACAACAACGGTTTCGCTGTCGGACAGGCAATCGCCGTCTCGGTGATCCTGCTCGCCTTGCCGGGCATCACAGGCCCCAATGAGGTCAATCCTGTCGGTGTTGACCTGCCGGCGACAGCGTTAGCGGTGCTGGCTGCCGCGATGTTCGACGGGAACCAGCCGATGTGGCTGATCGCAGCGTTCATCTGTCTCGCTGTTTCAGCGACGATCAAAGAGTCGACCCCGATCTTCGTGGCGTTGTGGTGCTGGTCACCGGTCCCGCTCGCAGCTCTCGTCATCCCAGCGTTACGGGCTGGGTGGGTGCGATGGCGTCACCTCGAGGGCGTCGACCCGTTAGGGCCCGACTTCCAACGGATCGCCGATCACCCGGTTCGTGCCGGTATCAACGCCCACCGCAACTGGCGCAACGCGTGGGTGATGGTCGCCCCGTGGGGTGTCTGTCTCGCCGCTCTCTACCGGCCGTCATGGCCTTTGGCCGCAGCGCTCGCTGTCGCCTATCTGCAGCTGCTGGTGGCGACCGACACGGTGCGGCTCGTCCATCACGCCGCCGGCCCGGTGATGGCAGCCGCTGCGGTCAACAACATCCCGACCGCCTGGCTGGTGCTCGCCACCGTCATGCATGTCTTCTGGTTCTACAACCCCGAAAGGGTGTGACATGGCGTACGCAGACTTGAGCGCACTGTCAACCCGCCTC